CTACCGCATGATCCGAACAGCAGAAGTAACACTACTGCAACAAACATCCAAAAATATATCCTCTGTTTCATAATTTCAGTTTTTAAACATAAAAAAAGCGGTAAAACCGTTGGGGATTACCGCTTTGATTTATTTTGGATTAACAAGACTTTATCAATACTTGTCTTTAAGACATCTTTTTCATATTCATATACTTAGAAACATATTCCTCAATCAACTTTTTAGGCAGCCTCTTGTTTACACATGATAATTCATTGAGTTTTGAAGTCATCGTAATTGGGTCAACTATTCCATAATCAACAAGCATATCTGTAATGAATAAAATCCCGGAAACCATAACACCGTCATTAATGGCACTATATCTCAGTTTTCCGTCTCCAGTAAGTAGTCGGTAGTTGTTCTGTTTTGCATAGTACCATACCGAACAGTCTGTAACAGATACGTTATTGCTTCGTTTTTCGTACATATTTATGATTTCATACGATTCAATTTCATTAAACTCCTTTACTGTCAACAATCCCCTATCAACCAGGCTCATAATACATTTTTTCTGATAGCTATCAACAATCTCTGATACAACATAATCTACCGTATGAAAATCGATTGGCAGTTTGAATGTTTCTTCCAAGAGTTCTACTGATAACAAATCAATGAATATATTTGTGTCGTTTACTACTACATCCATTATATCAGATTTAATCTATTATGAACATCAGAAAGGTTAGTTTCCAACAATGAGGCACATTTTGACTCCGTAATGACTTCATTTGAAAGAAGTTTAAATACTAGACGTTCATATCTTTTGCAATACTCTTCATGAAAGACACTATCCTCAACTTCCTTTTTGAACTTCTTGGAGGAATTCTTGTGTTTGTAAAAACAGGTGTATCTATTCTCTGATATAATTCCCAACTGTCTTGCCTTTACCATCATAGCTTCTACCGATATACCATATTGACGTTGTAAATCTTTCAGTTCAACTAATGAAATATCTTTTCTTATCTTTCCTATCTTTTGAATAAAGATATCTGATGGCAAAAGCACTTCATTTGCAAATACGTTACATAACCGTTCCTCATTCATTCCATCAGGAATATTCATAACTTTATGCCCTGTTTCATGAAACAATGACATTCTTTTCCTTTCAGCTGTAAAATTCTTGTTTAGTACGATCACAAACACATCTCCACAAGTAAAACTGTCGCCATCAAATTTTGGAGAAGCATCAACTTCTATAATTTTGACTCCAGCACTTTCAAGTATCTCTATTGGATTTGAAATGGGAGAATTGCCAAGATTAAAATCTTGTCTAAATCTTGATGCTATAGTCAGTACATCACTTTCACTTTTTATAGGTACATCAAAATAGTTTATTGAGAAAACAGAGGTCTCCCCACTCATTTTCTCCACTTCGAGATATTTCTCTAAACGAGCCGAAGCGTAACAATTTATCGACTCTATTTCTTTTTTACCTAAAGAAGCCCGTTTCCGATATTTTATGCTATCGACATCTATGCATACAGTAATAGGTCTGAAAAAATCATCAACAGAAACGTCTAAGACTGATGACAACTTTATCATAACATTGCTGGAAGGGAATATTTCCCCTCTCTCATATTTAGCTAATGCATTAGCTGAAACTATGCCGTCCATAGCCTTACTTAGTTTCATTAAAGACATACCTTTTATCTTTCTGGCAATCTTTAATCGTCTTGAAAATATGTCTTTCATGTGCACATTTTGTTTTTTTGAGTTTACAAAAGTAGAAAAATAATTTGATTTTATAAACTCAAACCAGATATTTAACACTTTTAATTCAGCGGTAATTCCAACAAGTCAAAGAACGCTTCTGTTATAATAATCATTCATATTCTATTATACAATCTCAATGGTGATGCTCTCACCCTTTCTCTGCGCATCCTCAACCAGCACATTGAGTTTGTCGGATGTGTAGCGTGATTCGGTCAGCCGTCCGACTTCCGTGTTTTTTCCCACAAGAATGCAGCCGGAAGAATCATCAGCCGTGTTGCCAGGATGAATGAGGATGCCTTCGAATGCCGGCACATTCAGCAGCCTCGGCAGGTTGCGCCCGAATTTAGGTGACCAGTTGAACACAACCTTGTATTCACCATAAGGGATGGCTGTCTTTCCGGGTATTTTCCTTTCCCTGTTCAGATCACGAACAGTGTCTTCCAATGTGTTACAGAAGAATTTTCCGTCCACATACAACCGCCCGACCGTATATCCGGGCTTTTTCCATAATCTCTCAACTTTTAGTTTCATTTCTTTTCCTCCTTCTTGTTTTCATTATCAAACAATATCTGAGCCATGATCTTGGCGATATCATCCTTGTTCTCGATGATCACACTCATTGTCTTTTCTGCTTTGCGCAACTCCGCTTTTTCCCATGATTTTTCACGAACTGATTTAAACTCACAGAAAATGCAGTAACCCGTCCAAATCATTGAAAAAACAGGAAAGGGGATAACCACACAGCACAACAGATCAATGAAGCACAACTCTATAAATGGAGTGAAATACTTCTTCGCCTTGACGGCTGTTTTCTTATACCCCGTGGATGTTCTTGCCTCCCCGCGTTGTTTTGCCTTCATTATTCCTGAGACCAGATCCACGAACATTGCGCCGATAGTGGCTGCGATACACAAGGCTATCAGTACAATGTGTATCATCATGTGCTCATTAATAAAATTGTAAATTACGTCTTTCATTACTTTGTCTTGATTATAAAATATATTGTTTCAAAGATATGTCTATTTACTTGCGTCATTGTTGCAGAATTACTTAAATCCATTGCCACGATATGACAACAAAAAAAGAGCCTGATGACAATATTTATTGCCATCAAGCTCTTGGTTACACTGCAAAGATAGTGATAAAAAACGATTTACCGAAGAAGAATATAAATATATTGAATAGGACTGGAATGTAAAAAATTATATTACAGACTAGCATCATTATCATTTTTTAGTTAATTTTGCGCCAATTATTTAATAAATATCTGATAACATTAGTTTAAAAAGCGTTATGTTCGTCTTGTAAATCGGGATATATGGATTCTCCAAATGAGAAGGGATAGTATGATGTTTTCTTACATCATAAAGTAAATCACTATTGTTTCTTCCATTAGTCATTCTCATAGTTCCTGTTTGCAATATAGCATGGCAGTTCCACGCTTGATTTTTGGGTAATGGCCTTTTGAGGAACTGGGAAGGCTTGATTTTTTTATGGAAAGAAGTATTATTGGTAAAAATGTGATCCGCAAGATGTGGATTGCAGGCTTTGTGATGTGTGCATTCGGTTTGCCTTCCTGCTCCGATGATTATGACGACTCAGAACTTCGAAACAATCTTGAGAATCTGGAAGACCGGATTACGGCTCTTGAGGAATGGCAGAAGTCTGTCAACACGAATATCCAGTCATTGCAAAGCATTGTCTCAGCTCTAGAAAACAGGAATTTCATCACAAGTGTCACCCCTTTAATGGAGAATGGAAAGGAAACCGGTTACACTATCACTTTCCAGAGCGGATCCCCCATCATTATCAGACACGGCAAAGACGGTGTTGACGGTGAGGATGGAACGGACGGGCAGAACGGTACTGACGGCAAAGACGGTTCAACCCCGGTTATCGGTGTGGCAAAGGATAGTGACGGAGTGTATTACTGGACTGTGGACGGAGAGTTCTTGCTTGATGGTGACAAGAAGATTCCTGTAACCGGTCCTGAAGGTGACAAGGGAGATGCCGGAGATGACGGCATCACACCTCATATCGGCGAGAACGGAAACTGGTGGATAGGCACGACCGATACAGGGATAAAGGCACAGGGTGAACAAGGACCTTCCGGTATTACTCCTCATATCGGTGAGAACGGAAACTGGTGGATAGGTACGACTGATACAGGGATAAAGGCACAGGGAGCCAAAGGGGACGACGCCATTGCCCCCCAAGTTCAAATCAACGCCACGACAAATGAATGGGAAATCTCAACGGATGGCGGCAAGAACTGGAAATCGACAGGGATTAAGGCGACCGGGGAGAAAGGCGACAGAGGTGATGCGGTATTTGCGGAAAACGGAGTGGACTACACAAGTGATCCTGATAATGTCATATTCACTCTGGCTGACGGAAAGACCAAGCTGACCGTACCACGTACCAAAATATTATCTGTCAAGTTCAAGGATGGTTGCGATATTTTCTCGGTAACTTCCGTTAGTAATACAATTGATATTGAATTTATTGGTCTGACAACAGAGAATTATAAGGCTTTGGTTGCGGAATTGAGAAGTGAGGACGGTACTACAGATATAGACATTGTGACCCGTGCTGAAAATAAGGATGTGGAAATTAAGGAACCTGTATTTACGGATGGGAAATGTACCGGAACGACAGTCAAAATCAACAAGAAAGGAATAAGTGGAGAAAAGGCCGTTCTGAAAGTGACTCTTATAGATAACAACGGGCAGGAAATTTCAGTTTCCCGTATCGTGAAATTCTTTGGTGCGGGTGCTCTTGATGAAGCCGCCCAGAACGGAGGTAGCTTTACATTGTCTGATGACATTATTCTGGAGAAACCGGTTGAGGTGGCAAAAGGGAAGGAACTTGTATTGGATCTAAACGGTAAAACCATCTCTAATTTCTGAACGGATAAGCATCCGCGTGCATATATCCCTGGTTGATTGCCTCATTGACCAAGGTACGGAGCTGTTTCATGTGCTTGGCTATCGTATTGTCCGTATTGCCCTTTTCCCTTAAGTATTGCTCAAAATCACGAAGGAATGTATAGGTAATATCCTTGAAGTCCA